CGGGTGAGCCTTGCATACATCATCAGGGCATACAAGGCAGCCCTGCAGGATTTGGTCTGTGATAATAGGCTGAAAGACCTCTTCAAACTTTTCTCTGTTCGTCATTCTTTTTCCCCTTTCTCCTTGTATTCCATTCCTTGATTGCTCTATCCTTCCCGAGCCATCCGGCATATCTGGTTGAGCATTCCGGGTTGTTGCATATAACCTTGTAGAATCCGTTCCTGATACCGACTGATGCAGAAGAACCGCAGAATGGACACGGCTTGATTTCTTTATTGATCATATTCCCTCCACCAATTCATCGATGTGCATCTGGTTGTCTGTCAAATCCTCCGGCTTGAGCAGCATTTCTTCTTTTGCCCTGCGATAAAATTCTTTGTTTATCTCGAATCCATAAAAATTCCGTCCTAATTCTTGACAAGCTCGTGCTGTTGAACCAGAACCGAAACAAGGATCAATGACAACATCCCCCTCATCCGTGAATGTTTCAATAAGTCGTTTCAGGAGCTTTACAGGCTTTTGTGCCGGATGGATTTTCGGGACATTCTTTTCATCCTTTTCCCACATAAACCAGTCAAAAACCATATGACCTGTACCTCTGATATTCTTTCCGTTTTCGTCAACCTGCAGCCCGTTTCTGAATTTTGGCAATTTATCCCGGTAAAATAACAGAGCGTGTTCTGTCGCCCCAACGACACGCATATTTGCTTTCAGCACCTGTGGGCTGTAATTCTTGATAAAGGTCAATGGAATATAATTCTTGAATCCTTGTTTGTTGGCAGCATTTATCAAGTCATGAGTCTGTTCAAAAGAACAGAACACAATCATGCACGGACTGTTTGAGCTTCTGCCTCTGCCTTGTGGCTTTGTGTCGTCTTTTCTCATAAGCCTTGAGCAAAAATGGAAATACTCATAAACATTAAAGTTATAATCGCTTGCAAATGCGCTCTTGCCTGCCAGCTTGCTCTCTCCGTTCTTGTTATCCCCCCCCACATACCACATAGGATTTGAGCCGTAAAAGTTATTTCCCACATTGTATGGAATATCTGCAATAATTAACTGCGCCTTCTGTATGGGATAGCATTTCCACCCCTGCATCGAGTCGTTGTATAATTCACATTTAAGTCTGCTTTTCATTCTCTTCTCCTTAATCACCGGTTATTCATCGACCGTCATCTGCTTCATCATGGTCGATCACCTCCACCACGAATCCATTCCTGATCTCAACGGCTACCGCATTAGCCTGTTTCAATGCCTTGTACTGTCCGTAGTACCACAATGACACTACATCCTCGTCATCGCATCTTCTGACTACCACATATCTGCGAACTATCTTGTCCGGCAGATTGTTTATCCTGATTTCTGCTTTCATCCTTCTTCTCCTTCTCTTGCTCTTCTGCTTAATGCCTTGATTAACCCTGTTCCCATGCCTGTGATGTAAGCGTTGACCGCTTCATCCTTGTATTTGGCTCTTAACGCTTCAAAACTGTCCTGATAGATGTCAAAGTCGCCTTTTGCCAATGACTCCCTGTATGCTTTCCAAATCATCGCCATGCAATCGTGCAAGGCGAGGTCTAACTCTTCTCCGTGTAGCTCTTCCATCTGTTCTCCTTCCTCAGAATGGCGGTATCTCATCCGCCTGCCTGCCTATGAATCCATCAAAGTCCCAGCCATATACCATTTTCTCAAGAGGACTGTTTTTCAGCCTTCTGGTGGACTTTTCGTACCAGAGCGGAATGAATAGGTCTTGCAGTCCGTTCTCTCGCTCCTTCACGATCTCAATGCAGTTGTCACCGCCCAAGTCGTATCCATTCTCTTCGTCTTCGTCCTTCTTCTTTGAACTGATTGCAGGAAGTCCGAGGATGTCCTGCCTATAACCTCTCAGAAAATCCCGATTAACCCTGTGAACGATTAGGGCATTGTCCACGAGATTCCCGAGCGAACCGCTCCCTCCAACATCGTCCAGCCGGAGAAATCCTGCTGCCTTTCTCGGATGTGCCACGAAGATGATGTGGCAGTTGCAGACCATTGCCAGGTTCTTGAGCGTTTCCACAAAGAGCTTCTGCTGATCCCATTTGTCCGCTCTGCGGTCTGTCGTTATGTCCGACAAGTCCAAGATGCTCATGTTGTCCAGTACCACCAAATCTGCCTGTAGTCGTTTGATTATCTCGTTCAGTCCTATTGCCAGTTTATTGAAGTTGCTCCCGAAGTCGTTGTTGTAGAGCCAGAACCTCTCGCCAAGCCACTCTGCCACCTTGCCCTTAACCTCGTCCTTGCAGAACCAACAGTCTTCGTACTTTTTCGATTCTGCTACCCAGTCCTCGCCTGCTGCCTGCTGGTACATCCAATTCATGAAGCGTGTATCTTTTAACTCGCCCGAATAGACTACTGTGGTGTAGTCCTGATCAATGGCGTTCAGTACCCATTGCGACAGGAGCGAAGACTTTCCCGATGCTCTGAGACCGCTTACGAGCGTAATCTCGCCCTTTGCCAGTCCACCTGCCTTCTTGTCAAATTGCGCCAAGCCTGTCTTGATGTATATGCGCTCCTCTTTCGGCTTGCTCAGGATATCCCTTGCTGTCTCGAACATTTTTTCGGGGTGTTCCTGTTCCGCAGGTGCGTTGGTATATGCTATGTCCTGCCGATTGCGGTTGTATGCCTTGTACTGCTTCCATCCCTCATTGATTCGCTCATCATCTGCCAAGGTCTTGTCATCATATGCATCCGGCTCAAACTTTAGCCGAAGTTCTCGCCAATCATGCCCTCGACAGCTGTTATGCAGGCATTTGAAACAAATCGCTCCACTTGGCTGTTTGATCACTGCGCTGTCTGGTGCCTTGTGGCTTCCATCGAACGGACATTCCTCGAGCACATATTTGGTCGTGTCCTTCCATGTCTTGACCGTTGCCACCCTGATGCCGTAATGAGCCAGCCAATCTTCCACATCAAACGCACTCTTCTTGCTGATGCGTGTCGTGGTCGTCTCCTGCGGTAGCTCTGCTGCCAATCTCTCAAGGATATCCTTTTTCACCACCTCTGCTGTGGGCGGTGCGGATATAATCCGACTCATCCTGTGCGGTCTTTCCTTGGTGCTCGAGCCTTTCTGTGCCATCGTGCCATACAGTTTGCTGATGCGTGCCGGATTGAATACCGAGGTATCAACCTCTACCTTTTCATCACTGAAGAGGAATGCCAGGGCTTTCAGGCATCGCTCGATCAGGCTTATGTTATCCTTATTGTTCGCCAAGTTTACCTGATACAGAAGATGGATACCGTTACCACTACAAGCCATTACCGGGGCAGCGAAGCCAAGCTCCCGAAGGTACTCGGCAATCTTCAAGCCTCTGTAATATGCTTCGGTCAATTCTGCTGCCGTACTGCTGATGCCAGTCCTGCGCACAGGGTCAAGGTCTACGAGCATCCAATTGTATGCCACGATGTCAGCATCACTTGTGGTCACCTTACACTGCCGGAAACAGTCGTGTTGTTCTCTGCTATAGCATGACTCATCAATCTGGTTGAGCGTATAGAACACATTTGCTCCCTTGAGGCTTATCTTGTTCAATTCTTTCAGGAGCTTTTCGCCATCGGTGAAGTATCCGCTGATTGTTTGCTTGCCCTGCAGGATCCTAATCTCGAATAGTCTGCCATCAGGCTTCAGAAGCCGTAGGGCATCTATTATCTTTTGTTGGTCTATATTCGTACTTATGCTCATTCTGGCTCCCCTTCCCAGAGAAAAACTCCCGACTGCGAAGCAGTATTCTTTATTTCTTTTTCTTTCTTCCTGTTCTTATATTTCTTATCCTTCTTTAGTCGTGTTACGTTTGCGGTGTCATGGTCGGTGTCATCCGATGTTGCGTTTGCGGTGTCATGTGCAGTGTCGTTTGCGGTGTCATCTGTGGTGTCATCCGTGTACCCTCGATTTCCACTTTCGCCATAATCCATGAGGGTTATAGTGGTGCCATGTGTAGTGCCGTTTTTGGTGATTAACCCCACCTCTTCGAGTAGATTTAGGTATGTCGTAACTCTGCGTTTTCCCCACTTCCACCGTACCGCCAAGTGTTCCAAGCTGGTGAACACTTGACCTCTTCGGATGGTGATTGCCTTCCGGCTGTACCGGGGGACGAACTGCTTATCTTCATAATTTGCCATCAGTATGAGGTCAATGTATGCATCTCGGATCCCGAATGGCTCATCTGTCTGCCACACAGGACTGTCTACGATGTCTCGCTGGAGCTTTATCCAGCCAATTTTCCCTTTAGCCATTCCCTTCACCTCCTCCCAAAATCCTCACGATCTCTGCGCCTGTGTTCCGCTTCTCGCAGAATCTGAACTCGACTCCGTACCGCTCTGAGATGGTGGTGAGCGACTTGAACAGCTGTTCTCCTGTCGTGGCTTTCGGGTACTTCAGCACTTTGACCGGGTGTCCGTCCTGCATTCTCCATTCGCCCTTGGTGAGCCTTGGATTCTGCCAGAAGATAAGGTCATCGAGTGTGGTGATGTCCTCGCCATGTTCACAAAGGATAATCAGCCGAATGTTATGCTCTTTCGCCCTGATTAATTCATCCCTGAATCGCTCATGTTGTTGGGTGACATTCCCTATTAACTCCTGAAGGTCTTTTTTGCGGTCGATGCAGAGCCTTGGATTGTCAAGGCTCATGTAATCGCCCACATATAGCTTCGAGATGAAATAATCGACTCCCAACTTATCGAATTGTTTCTGTATGCGTGCAAGTTCTTGCTTTTTTTCACGAGAATCACACTGAATTTGCATGTTTCCACCTTCTTCCATGTGCGATTGCTGATACATGAGTGGGCGATAAATTAAACATTTTCGCCAGATCCTTGTTCCGCATTGTTCCGCCACAATGAGTGTGATTTTGCATGATGAACAAAATCGTTTCTTCGGACGTCTTGCACATGGGATTGTTTTCGCCTCTGGCTTTATCGCCTCTTGAGCCATATTGATTGTTATATGAGTGCGAACACCATTCCAGATTACTCGCAGCATTATTCGTTTTGTTTTCGTCTTTGTGGTTCACCTCTGTATATCCGCATGGATTAGGAAGGAATGCTTTTGCGACCAACCTGTGAACATTCACGATTTTTACAGAACCATTTGCATACAAACCAACATGGAGATAATGACCTTTTCCGTCAAATTGTGGCTTTATGAGTCGTCCGCCCTTGACTCTGTTCCATTTATCACGATGAACCAAAGAGCGAACATTGCCCATGTTGCTTATTTCGTAATTTGGGAATCCTTCGATTGTTTTCCAAATTTCAGCCATGTTAGTCACCTCAGAACGGAATGATTTCGTCTGCTTCGTTGCCATTGTTCACGATGTCATCAGGTATCATTGCGCTGCTTGTCGCTCCATTGCTGACAGGCAGGAGCTTGTCCGCAGGAATGTCGGCACCATCTGCTTTGTCGTCAGCGCAGAACCACCGAAGCTCATGGCGCATTGTGACCTTGCCGTTGTATTCGTTCTCAACCTTTCCGAAAACACCTCCGATCTTCTTGTTTTTGAACTGCGCAGCGAACTTCTCGCCCCATATAGCCTCACACTTGTTGGATGCTTCAAAGGCGGTGATGAAGCTCTTGAAGCTCCTTGAGCATTTGCCTTCCTTGTCCTCGGTCAGTATGTACTGAGTGCCAGAGTGCGGCCATTTCTTGTCGGGGCGAATGTCGTTCTTGTATTCGTTCATCATGTATTCGGGCTGACTGTCGTTCTTCGCAAAGTCGAAGCTGACCTTGAGCATCGGCTTTCCTGCCTTGCTGGTGGTCTCCTCCACATTCTTGATCACCATGTGGTGACCGCCTAAAATGATGGGGGTAAACTCTCCACCTGCCTTCACTTCGTTGTATCCATTTGGCTTGTTCATGATTAATCCTCCTTAAATTTCCATTCGTATTTGTTTGCTTTTTTTCTCTTTCCCATACAACATTGAGATATGCTTGAAAGATTAGTTTTTGTTTTTTTGCTTGCCTCGGTAATTGAGTTAAAACAATTAATTACTATTTCGTCTTTGATTTGCAGGACAGGCTTTTTTGATGCTTCAACTCCTTTGCCCCAATATTCAATTTTTTTATGCTTTTCGCCGATAGACCCATATTTTGAGTTATAGGAATGTGTACACCATTCAAGATTTTCAACGGCGTTATTTGATTTGTTTTCATCTTTGTGGTTAACAATCGGATAATTATTTGGGTTAGGTAGAAAAGCTTCAGCCACTATCCGATGCCCTAATATCAAGGTGCGCTTCCCATTTCTTTGGAGAGAATATTGTGCGTATCCTGTGCGTAGAATGTTAGGTTTTAACACTTTTCCGTTTCGTAAACTGTACACATTACCCCCAATATCCACCTCATACAATCCCTCGAACCCTTTAATAGGTTTCTGCATTGTTGTGTTCCTCCTTAATATTCTTTGAGTGCATCCAGCACCTTTGTTATATCGTTGTCTATTTCATCCGCTTCAAACGCTCCCATCGGGGTCTTTGCGGTGCTATTATCCGCATGAACCTTGAACTTGTACTCACCGCCCTCGCATACCGCATGGAGCACGGTTGTCAGCTTGGACTCAATACAGAGCTTATCGAGCTTCTTTCCGCTGGTCTTTATCCTTGTGAACGTATAGCCATCATCTTCCTTTTGCGTCTGTGAATGGCATACAAAGATAATTGTTAAGTTGTCTCGCATCTCAAGCGACTCATTGACCAAATCCCAAATGCACTGTGCCAAATCCACCCACTTGTCAAAGCCTTTTTCCTTGCTCCTGCGCATCTCATCAGCCACCATCAAGCCGTTCAGGGTATCGACCACTACCACCTTGATGTGCTTCATGTTGTCCTGTGTGTTGATCTTTTTCAGCAGGGTGTCAACAGTGCCGACCATATCTGTCCTGAAATAGTTCTTTTTGTCTGCGTTGTAGTCCTTTTTCCATCCCTTCCATGACAGCCCTTTCTTATCACAGTCAATGTAGAATGTTGTTTTCGGGTCGAGATTCCGCATGGATGTGGTCTTTCCGCTCCCTGACTCGCCCATTATTCCGATGACTCGTGCCATATGTTTTCCTCCTTTCTTATCTAATCTGAATGTTGCTTGACTCTACTAACTCTACGCCCTCAATGGTAGCCCCGGTCTTGAGGTAGTCCTTTATCTCGGTCTTTTTCGGCTCAACTGTGACCTTCTTCATGTAGTCCGGCAGAGTGTCGAAGTTAAAGTTGTCGGCAAAATTGACACGTTCGCTCCTCCGGTAGCTGATGGAGCATCTGCTGTCCTTGAATTTTTCGCCCTGAAGGATGCCCTGAAGCCATTCCTTGAGCGATTCTGCCTTGTTCTCTGCTGCCTTCTGGCGTTTTTCGAGTGCCTGCTTCTCTGCCTTGATAGCCTCCGCCTCGGCTTTGAGGTCTTTAATCCAGCAAGCCACGTTGCTGATTTTCTTGTCTCGCTCCATCTCCAGAGCATTCAAGCGGTCAATGTCGATGACCTCTCCTGTCTCTTGGTCGATGCAGTCCATGATTTCCGCTTCGATTTCATAAATAGTCATTCTGTTTCCTCCTGTTCTTTGTCGCTAAAATCGCATAATATTTCGCCTGTGTCTTTTGCTACTACTTTCACGACCTCGATTTCTTTGTCGTTAAAATCAGTTAGCACTCCAGATAGCACATCGCCATTAATCCGATAATCGTAAAATGATATGGTTTCTATGATTTTGTTCTCGGAGTAGTAGCAATCCCATGATGGGAATGAGTCTTCACAATAGCCGTCTTCGCCATCAACATGCCAATCAGGGCATCCGTCACAAGTTTTTTCCGTGTAGTAAACTGTAAGCAATGTTGGTTTCATTCCGACTTTGGAAAAAAGGTATGCCAAGTTTCTGTTGATTTTTTCAACTTCCCAACAACCTCGGATTGATAACGCATCGTGCCTAACTTTTGCATTTAACTGCTTTAATTCTTCGTTGCATTTCCTTGCTTCCCATAAGCGATTAACCAACCAATCAATGCCTTTTTCTTTCCACTCACCTATCTGTTCACTCTTGCTGAGTTTTGCCTTTTTTGCCATTTGTTTTCTCCTTTCTCTCGTAAACTAATGGTTTCTTGATTTTTTG